GCAAGTCCTGCTCCTACGGCTGCGCCTCCCGCTGCACCAGGAACTGCACCTACTCCACCAAAAATCATGCCTGCTATTCCACCCGCTGCCCCACCAGCAATAGCACCTGTTCCGGCAGCATCAATTGTACTAGTTTCTGTTACGGTTGTACCAATTCTATCCTGCACCTGAAGCCGTTCAGTTTCGTCCATTCCCACACGACCAGCACCATTGTTCAGTTCTGCTTCAATGCTAGACATACGAGACTGTTCTGAAGTAATTGTCTGTTCTAAAACCTGTCGTGCTTTGCCAGGATTAGTCTGCAACATGGTTGCCATGCTCTCGTTTGTAGCGGGATCAACAACCTTGAGCATATTGGGATCGTTCATCATTTCCTGCAAAGCAGCAATTTTTTCATCACTCAGGGGCGTGCTGTACAATGATTGTGGATCCAAGTTACCACCATTGATAAGGCTTGCCAGCGTGGTCAGATTGCCAATATTTTTGGCAGATTCTTTTTTCGCAGTTGTCAACGACTCACGAAGATCCTTGGCTTCCCATCTCCAAAAGGCTTTGAACTGCATGACATGGGGAACTTGTGCGTTACCCAAATCCACAGGATATCGCAAAACCGAAGGTTTGCTCCGAGAGCCGCGCTTCATTTTAGGGGTTGATTCCAGGCTTTGCAACACCGGATCCCCTGCTTGTTCCGGAAAAGCGGTTCCGGTGAATCGTCCCGAACCAAAGCGATTGGTAGACACAAACGGTTTTCCGGTTGTTGTAAATGCAGGGTTAATCAGGGATTGTGGAACTTGTGGCATGGGTATTCCTTTGAAGAACGGCTACATATTTATGTATGGCATATAAAGGTATTTTTCAACCACAGAATCCCACCAAATACATGGGTGATCCCACCAAGATCACCTACAGAAGTATGTGGGAACGAAAATTTATGAAGTACTGCGACAGCAGTTCAAATGTTATTCGCTGGGCATCTGAAGAGGTTGTGATTCCGTACATGAGTCCCATAGACCACAAACCACATCGTTATTTTGTGGATTTCTTGGTTGAGGTACGCACACCCGATGGAATAAAAACTTGGCTTGTGGAGATCAAGCCCAAGAAGCAGTGCCGAGAACCGGAAAAGCGAAAAAAAATCACCAGAGGGTACATCACAGAAGTCAAAACATGGGTTACGAACAAAGCCAAGTGGGATGCGGCTAAACGGGTATCCGATGCCAAGGGATGGGAATTCAAAATATTGACCGAGGACGACTTGTTCAAGAAAAAGCCATGAGCGATACAGATAAACAAAAATCCGATCTTCAAGAACTGCTGAAAGAAACTACCGTAGCATTAGGTGGAACAGATCAGACATATGTTCAATTTGTAAAAATGCTAAACGATCACGATCAATTAAGCATACCCAACCGCCTCATGGCAGGTTATTTGGTGTTTTTCAAATACAAGCCCATCAGCGAATCTTTTATTTCACGGGATACATATTACGATTCGTTTCCACTTGTCTTGATTACCGATGTGTATCGTGGAGGATTTGAAGGAGTAAATCTACATTTCATTGCTCCTCAATACAGAAAAGCCCTATTTGACGCAGTGATGCGTGGACTTCCCACCGTCAAAGCAAATGATGAGTGGAGAACACGATTGCGAGTAGATTATGATCGGTTAGAGGCACGGAGAATATTCAAGTATTATAAACCGTGCTACCGAAGATACCTGTGGAAAGGCATGAAACGCAGACCAGTACTTGTACCGTTTCAGTTATGGGAAGACATGGTGAACGGAAATTCACACAAGTTTGTAGGGGCAAAACCCGTAACCGTATACCGAGACAGCCGAAACGCAGTAATTCGCGGGGGAAGATAAATGGCACTAGTACCATCAAACATCAATGAAATGATTCAAGCAATCAGACGCTCTGGCGTTGCGTACAGCAATCGCTATGAACTGATGTTTGGCATTCCAAGTGTATTTCCGTCAGGCAATCCAGCCGAACTAAAGAATCTGACTGTTCGCTGTGATTCCGTTTTAGTGCCCGGTCGTGGATTTTCAACCACGCCATATCGGTTTTACGGTCCTGCCAGAAATATGCCGTATGAACCCATCTACAGCGGAGAGATAAACATCTCCATGATACTGTCCGCCGATTTGCGCGAACGCAAGTTTTTTGAAGACTGGATGAACTTTGTGTGCAGCCGCGACAACTTCAAATTCGGATACTACGATGACTACATCACAGATTTGGAAATAACCGTATTTGGTAAGGATGAAGTTCCTACTCACAAGTTCTTTGTGGAAGAAGTGTATCCAAAATCCATTGGCGATTTGCAGTTGGGATACGACAAAGACAATGACTATCTGCGTCAAGACATAACACTGTCGTTCCGCAAGTACACGCCACAGTACATTGGTATGCCTGGCTCTAATCCTGCACCAAACAATGGTCCGGCTTCTGTATTGAGTCCAAATACAAGCAAAATATACAGCATGGGCGGTGGCGCAAAAAACGATCCACAGCAGTGGAAGTCGCCAACAAATACTCCAAGTTGAACACATAAATACAGTCTGACTATATTGACTAAAGGAATACCATGACACAATTGACTCTGACGAATGCCACACTACCTCAATACAGCATGAGCCTGCCCGTATCAGGCATCACCACAAAATTCAGACCCTTTGTTGTCAAGGAAGAGAAAATCCTCCTGATGGGTCTACAATCCAAAAACATCAATCAGATCAACGATGCCATGCGGAATGTCATTCTTGCCTGCACCAATAATACGATAGATACCCGAAAACTGTGTGCTGCGGACGCAGAGTACGCATTTTTGCAGATCCGATCCAAGTCGGTGGGCGAAGAAGTCAAGCCACAAGTGGTTTGCACCAACTGCGCCAAAGAAACCACCATCAAGATCAAATTAGACGAAATCACCATCAAACCAACAGGCAAACCTGTTGTGGACAGCAATATAAAAATAACGGACGATGTTACTGTTGTAATGCGATATCCGTCTATACACGATATTGACTACAGCAAAACCGAAGTAGAAATTGCATTTGATCTAGCCAAACGATGTATTGAATCTGTGGTTATGAATGATCAGGTGTATCAGGTAAAAGACATTAATCCACAAGAACTATCCGACTTTGTGGACAATATGCTGCCAGAACAGTTTGCACAGATCATGGATTTCATCCAAAGCATACCAGAACTCACCTACGAATTTCAGTATAAATGTCCACAATGCTCCGAACCTGTAAAGGTACAACTGAAAAGTGTGTCTGATTTTTTTCGGTAGCCCTCTGTCATAATGACTTGGGGGCGTACTATCAGATGAATTTCAATCTCATGCAGCACCACGGGTATTCCCTCGCAGAACTAGAGGAAATGCTACCTTGGGAGCGAGAGGTATACATACAAATGCTTATTTCTCATCTTAAAAGAGAGCAAGAAAAAGCAAACAACAGAAAACCACTGTGACCCCTTTACCATGACAACGAGGTAGCATCATGGCAAAGAAAAGCGTCAGCGACAAACAGTACAGGCAAATGATGTCTGCCCGCCAAGAACGGCGAGGCGGTAAATTTGGTCCGCTGAAGCCAGAATTCAAAGCACCCAAGCAACCGCCAATACAAATCGGAAACGCTCCTGCAACAGACGCAGCAGTGGCACAACAAATCGGATTCCTGCAAGCACTTATCCGTCAACGAAAGACGATGGGTATGGAAACTTCCGAACTTGAAAACTATGTAATCGGAACCGCTGATAAACAAGGTGTCCGTTCGGTGGTAGAGAACTTTATAGCAGAAAATCGTAAGAAGTTTGATCAGGACGATCCAGCGGGAGCAGCAGCATATCAATTGATGAAGGAAGCAGTAGTGCTGTCTGAGGGATCGCTAAAAGCGTCTATGGAAGACGCAAAACTCATATACGCTCGTTTGCGTTTTATTCGGGAACTAGCAAAAAAGACCGAAGGAGAACAATCGGCTATTGCTGCCAAACTTGATGAGATTATCAAACCAGTTGAAGACCAACTGAAGAAAAGAACATCGTTTGGCGAATTCCTAAAAGAAAAGGCACAGACTTTTAAGAAGACCTTGCCAGAAAGACTGGCTGCGAAAGTTCCTGTGATTGGTGGATTGCTTAGTGGATTCTTAAAAGAACGCAGAGAAACCCAAGAAGACATTGAAAAATATTCGGGATCTCTTCAGGAAAGCATTTCTCGGCGGGGAAGAAAAACCAGTGAACTAGACATTGATGAACTAGGCGGTGGTGGTAGAAGCATTGCAGCACGGCTTGGTGCAACCCGTGCATCGGATATTCCTGGTATGGATCTTGGTGGAACGGGAAAGGGCATACCGTCCACACTTGGTGCAATCTATAAAGAAATCACAAAAATTCGCACACTGATTGAAAACAAATTTGCTCCAACCGAAAGTGATTCCGCAGAAATCAAAGCCCGTGAAGCCGAACTAGAAGGCAAGGGTGGTGGAAAGGCTTCTGAAAAAGCAGTGAAAATGGTGGTGGGTGAAAAGGGTGGCGGCGGATTCATGTCAGATTTTATGGCAAATCTGTTGGGATCGGGTCTTGGGTCTGCGCTTATGAAAGGAATTTCCGCTCTTGGTCCAATGATTATGGGAGCCATCGGAGCAATTGGTCCAGCACTGATGGCGGCAATTGCAGGGCTTGGAACGGCTATTGCGGGAATCGGAAGTATGTTGCTGACGGTGGCTATTCCTGCCCTAGTTGCTACGGTGGGAGCAGCCATCGGCGGTGGTTTGGCGTGGCTCATCAATTCAGGTATTGATGCCATCTTTGGTACAAATTTGTCTGAACTCATGTTTGATAAAGACACCTATACACTTGGAGATGTTGACCGAGAAAACAAAAGAGCAGCAGAGGGCAAGGCTGCTGATGCGCGAATACAGGCTCAACAGAACACACCCGAGTACATTGCAGCAATGTCTCAAGATCCGAGAATGCTCCCGAAACTGATCAGTGACAAAAAGATCACTGGATCGCAGGGTTTGGATATACTGTCTTCGTTTGAACAGAAAAATGGCAGTGGAGAAGACACAGACGCTATCCGTGCAAAAATACTTGAAATGGATCCATCAGCAGTAGGATCTGCTGCAAAAAACGGATCGTTTGCTGCTGTGAATGCAGCACAATCTGCAACTGCTGCCGCAACGATTCCTTCTGTAACAACAGGTTCGGGATACGCTGTGACATCCGATCAAAGCACAACAGTGGGTGTTCTATCTGCGTCCACGCCAAACACCACGGCAGGAAAGATGCTGAGTCAGTACTCAGCCGAACAAGCCGCTTTGAACAACGCACAGGCAGCAGGATCCGTGCCATCCGGCGGAACAGTCAACAACTCGTCAGTGAATACTCGCGTCAGCAATGTGGTGAACAACTTTAATGACGATCTGCGTATTCGCAACAACGAACCCACGCAAAAGCAAATGCAGACTTTCTCGCTTGTGCCTTAAAGAAAAAGGCGCACTTTCGTGCGCCTCTCTCTGCGAAACCGAAGGGGATTTAGTCTTCGCTTGCCAACTTCTCAAAGTATGACAGAGCGTCTTCTGTGTCTTCATCGTCAGTCTTGACGGCTTCCTTCACGGGAGCAGGCTTCTTGGTGGGCGGCGGGGACAGCGACGGCTTCCGCGCAGGAGTAGCGTCCTCGTCATCAAACGAAGCCTTCTCCGCGCCACCCTTCGCAACCGCGTCCGATGCAGTTGCACGGATGTTGCCGCCAAGAACCTGCTCAAGACGAGCCTTCAGTTCGTCGTAAGACTTGAAGTTCTTGGGATCAGTGAACTCCTTCAGCGAATACTCCGTCTTCCACAACTTCTCAAGTGCAGCATCATCGCCGCCAAGCAGGGCTGACGGGGCAGAAAACTCGCTCTTGTCAAAGTTTGCGTAGCCGTCCACCTGACGAATCTTCAACTTGAAATTTGCGCCATTCCAAAAATCAAACGGATTCATGGGCTTCTCGTCTTGGAACTCAGGGTTCATCGCGCCCTGAATCTTCTCAAAAATCTTCTTGCCGTACTTGAACAGGAACACCTTGCCCTCGTTCTCGGGGTGCTTGGGGTCGCTGACTACAAGCACATTGCTGATGTACGACAGCCGCCGCTTGCGATCACGGGCAATAGCCTTGTCCTTGTCCGAACCGCTCTCCCACAGGAGGTTGTTCATCTCGGACACTGGATCCTTCAGCCCAATCGTAGTCAGCGAGTTCTCAATGTACCAACCACCCGGTCCACGGAAACCGTGACTCCACACACGCGCCCACGGCAGATCCTCGCCATCGGGTGCGGGCAGGAAGCGGATCTCCGCGTAGCCATTGCCTGTCTTGTCTGTTTCAGCCTTCCAAAGGCGGTCATCCTTGTACGACTCGGACTTCTTCGCCATCTTGTCCATTTCGCTGGCAAGCGACTGGTACGAATTCTTGGAAGCGTTCTTCATGTCCTTGAAACCCATGTGTATCTCCTTGTACGGTATGTACGGTGTATAAAAGTAGTATGGTGACGAACAGTTCAGTCACGACTATGTAGACAGTATAGCAGAAGCCTGCTGCGTGTCAAACAGGAAGTCGGGTTTTCTTCGGAAGCAGATTGAGTTCTTGCCCCTCAGCCTTGATTTTTTCAATGATGGGCTTGCTTAGAAACTTGGCAGCAACCTGTGGCTCCATGCCAAAGCGTTCACATACCGCAATCACGGCATCAATATACGAAACTTCGTATTTCTTTACATGGTTTTCGACTTCTTTGGGGAACCGTATGTTGTTGATGTCCATGTCAGCCTTACTTTCCGAAATATACATAGGTGAGGTATCCTTATTTAGATCACGAACAGCCCAAGCCCATCAGCGGAGAAGCCAATGGCAGCAACCAGCGACAACTACACGATTGTTACCAGTGGTACTACTTATACCATAGCCAGCGATTATGTCAAGCCCTCTGGTGCTGGAGAAACCGCACATCATCAGATTGTCAAGGTTGCCTACGGCGCAAACGATACCGTAAACTATGTGTCCAACAGCGCACCGCTGCCAGTTGGTCTGTGCGGATCGTGGACTCGTTACGATTATTTGAGTTCTTCGGGATACTACAGTCTTGCTACTTCGCTTGTGGGAATCGGCGTAACTCTTGCAATCGCAGGTATTGCAAATGCAACAGCAGTTGGCATCACTGTTGGAACGATTAATGTATCGGGAACGAGTTTTAGCATTCGTAACCTATACGGCGGAAACGGCAACGGCAGCACAAGCGGCGCAGACTATGTGGGAGTACAGGGCATTTCAGGTGCGTATCCAGTCGGCATCACAACCAGCAGTTCGCTGCCTGTAACGGTTTCGTCCTTCTCCAATCTTGGTGTATTCGGAGTAAGTGGAGCCACTGCTGTTGGTGTGACTTTCGGTACGGTCACCATTCGTGGACTGACCGCTAACACCGATAGCATTACCGTTTACGGCGCAGGAGTTAACAGCACTGTTCCAACATCACTGTACGGATTCGCTGGCTCTACTTCAGCAATCAGTGCAATTTACGCAACCAACAACGCCATGAATGTGTATGTCAGCAGCATTCCTGGCATCACAGTAAGTGCCACCGATCTAGACATTCGTAACCTAGACTACACCATTGACACCATAAAGATAATTGGTGACGGTGCAAACGACAACAAGTCCAAGGCTACCGTTCCCACATACATTAATGCCGCAGCAGGACCGTCTGGCACACTTACCCAAGTGGGTGGAGTAACAGGCGCGGGTTGGTGCGCTGCTGCAATGAATGTATATATGGTGAACAGCGGCATCACTTTCACCGTGAGCGCGAGTGCCACTTTCTCGTCCATCGTGGGCGTAACAGCACAATACAGCGCATCTCTGCCTGTTCAGGGATCCAATCAGGCTGCATACGGCGTGTGGGTCACGGGCAGCACAAGTGGCGATCCTGTCACAGTCAAGGGCAACAGCGGTGGATATCTGCCAGTAGAAGTCAAGGACTTCACCACGCAAACATCCACGATCAGCACAAGCATTGGTCAAGTCAAGACCAACACCGACTTCCTGATTGCTGCCAAACAAGCACTGTACGATTCCAGCGTGAGTGTTGGTGCATTTGACGCACCGCAGTCCCTGAGCCTGCACACTCTTATCAAGAATGCAGTAAACACTCAACTGCAAAGCCTTGCAGGTACAGTAGCAAACGGCGCAGTAACCGTAGCAATTGACTCGTACCCCACACAACCGTCCTTTATGGCGCGAACAAGTACTGTGGGATACTCCGCTAAGAATCTAATTGAGTATAATTCGTCCGCAGGATTCACCTGTGCAACGGGTGTACGAATCAAGGTTTCTCGTATTGCCACAGGCACAAACGCATCGCAGAACGAATTCATGTGTGTTATTTCAGAAGCAGATGCCGCACTGTATGGATCCACAGCAGGAACTGCATCATATACCATGTATCACGGCGATGAAATGTTCTTTGAAGTAGACAACATCAACAAGATAAAGGTATTCTACCCTCCATATTCTACGGGATTTGCTCCACACAACACAGGAACAGGCATCACATTCTCGTTCTACGCTTCGTAATAGGGCATTCATGCTTAATTCAAGCCAAAGAAACACCTATTACCATTCACGGCTTCTTCACGATATAACACCAACCGTGAGAGCCAGTGTATACGGCACAGACGGTAACAGTGATACCTACATCACAAATAAAGTTTCAGCAACAGCCGTTCCTGCATTTGAAAGAATTGGCTCTAAATTCATTGAACTAAACGATGTGTCTGAATCGGTGGCTACAAATGTGGATGAAATTGCTGTTCCTGTATACACAGGTGGGGACAACGGAAACCTGCTATACCGCAGCCGAAAATACTTGAAGGCGGGTGGCTGGAAACTTGAACAATTTCGCAGTGTCATACTACTAAATCCACGATCTTATTTAAACAATGCGGTGTCAACTATTACGGGCTACACCGCAGGCAGTCCGTACACCATTGTGAACGGCACATTAACACTTACATTACTGTCAGGAACAACAGGAACTGCCCTGCAAGCAGTCCTATTGCCACTTGATTCGCCTGTGGACTACTCAGTATCGTGGAACAAGCCTTCCGAAGCAGTAGCAACAAGTTGGACAACTGCTGGCGGCGACACAGAACCTGCCACATCAGGAATAATCTGCACTGGATCGTGGAGCGGATCAAAAGTTTCCTTTGATATCACCCCATTCTTGAACATTTGGGACTCGCGGGGCAGTTCTCTGCTCGCAGTAATGATAAAAACCGCAGGAAACTCGTCAGAAGTTCTGCAATTCCATTCTTGGGAAAACGAAAACGCACCAATTGGTGGCGGAAGCCTGCTAAACTGCAAATTTTTGGCTGGTGGAGACAGTAATTCGGTGTCAACCGAAGGAATTCGTGTACTTGTCACGGTTGGCGACACTACAACGGTGTCTCTAGCCGATGAAAGCCCCACAGCAGTGCAGCAGTGGAACTCTTTTGGTGCTGCAACCAGCACAGGAACCACTTTTTCACTGTTTTCTCCCGATACAGAACAGGGAGTTGCGCTTGGAACAGTGATTTGCACTCTGAATGACCGCGTTAGCAGTGCTGTGGGTTCTCCGCTTGTGGTGTCGGGCATATCTTTGCCTGCCAACATCACCGAATACTATACAACAGCGGAATTCAGTAGCACATCGCTCATCCCAACAGGCACAAGCATCATAGAAATCACTACGCCATCGGCGCAAACCGTGTCTGATGTAGCCGCACTAACCGCAGACCAAACACTTTTGGTGAACTACATCGCGGGGAC